TCAGAAACTGCTACTGCGTAGCCGTGTTCTGCAACTGTGATTGCGATCTGCTCTGCTGTGAGAGCGTTTGTTGTCATACGGACACCTTCTGTAAGAGGTGTAGCATCGACAGCAAAGTTCTTGTAACGGAGGACGTTCACACGAAGACCTGGTGCAACACCGAGTTCTGTCTTCTTAACTGCAAACTGCTCGAAACGAAGGATTGGCATTGCCTGGAACAAGATTTCCTTGGACCAGATTGTCTGAATTGCTTGGTTCAGGCTGCTATTAGCACCTGAGTAAGCGGTTGGGGCGCCCGCTAATTGCGAGGATCCTGTGATTGCACTTGCCATGTAGGTCAAGTCCTTTCTTAGTAGTTAGTTGGGGGATTAACTGAACAGTCCCTGACCACGGTTGTTGGCATTGGGTAAAACTTTATTTCTTATTTTCGCATATTCTGACATCGACATATCTTTAATGCCTTCAGAAGAGTACGGATTTTGCGCCGAATCATTATCGAGGGGTCCTGAGGAAGGTGCAGTAATACTGACACCAACCATTTGTTGTTTCGCTGCTTGCATTGCCGCCTGTGCAGACTGCAAGATGCTAACAGACTTCTCTTTGAGCACAGCAATGCTTTGCTCAATATCTTCTTTCGAGTTACCACTAATGAGGTCGATCAATTCAGGAACAATGCTGTCCCGTTCTTGTTCAAGACGTGCATAACGATAACTTTCGATCTCTTGAAACTGACGTTCTTTTTCAAGGAGGGCAAATGCCTTTTCTCTCTCAAGACGTTCTGCCTCTAACTGAGACTGAAATTCTTGCTCCTTCTTAGAAAGGAGTTCCTTGAAAGAAAGTTCACTTTCTTGCTTTTCTTTAGCCTTGGCAACACGCTCTGCTTCTTTAGCAGCACGCTTTGCTTCACGCTCTACCTCTTTGGCGGCTAGTTCATCTTTAGCACGCTTCAATGAAGCAAGTTCTTCTTTCATCTTTTCCATCTGTGGGTACAACTTAGCCTTCTCCTGCTCACGTGCTTTCGCAATATCGTCAGCGCTGTAAGAAGCCATTGTTGCCTCACTCACTTCGGGGGTATCCATCTCTGGAGTATCCATTACTTCGTTATCTGCCATTTAGGTCACTTATCTTTCGTAGGTCGTTGTCCGAATGCCTTGCGGCGTATCCCTTGGGGTTGTTACGAGATAATTGCATTACATTTGAACACAAAAGTCTCGTTATACTCTGATTTATTTAATCAGAATGCTATTCCTTGTCTATCGTTCGTCGCTGTGGAATTTTGGTCCCATAGGCGTCGGTGACAAGTTTGTTTCGGATCTCTGCTTCACCCTGCTTCTCGATACCTTCAGACTGCTGGCTTGCAGCATTCTCTGGGTTCTTAGGGTCTTCAGGTCCCATAACTCCATCGCCCATTACATCGCCATCTCCTAGTTGAGTTGGCTGCATTGGGACAGCAGAGTTACCGTCAGGACCAGGCATCATGCCTGTCATGTCCATAATCTGCTTCTGGATCTGAATCTTGATGAGTTGGAGAGCGCCGTCTGCTTCAGCATCGGCCTTGAGTTCCTCACGGATCTCTTCCAACTTCTCCTCTGGGAACTCCTCGCCAAGGGCACGGAGAGCGCCTTCCTTGGACTCAAGCCCCATAGAAATCTTGGTCTGAATTTCGTTAAGAACGATCAACTTATCAAGAGGAAGAGGTGATGGGAACTGTGCGTAGTTCATGTAGGTGATGGGATCGTTAGGGTCTAACTGTGTAAGTTGACCTTCCTTGATTGGACCATCTGTATCAGGGTTGTAGATGAAGGTCTCAGGCTCCTTGATGGCAAGAGTACGAAGGGCGAGAGAGTTGATCATCTCAAGACCCTTGCCATACTGTGCAATCTTCTGCGAGTAACGATTCATCAATGGCTGATACTGAATAGAAAGAGCAACACCAGAGGTGTTGGAGATTGCTTGAACTTGACCCAGTGCGGTTTCTGGGATGTTCATTACTTCGTGCATTGAGCGCTTGAGAAGTTCGAGGTATTTCAAGGCTCCGTCAATTCCTTGAGAACCACCTTCTAGGTTGAAGACTTGAGCATCTTTTGGAAGACCGCCCCAAACCTTCTTAGCACCCTTTTCGAGATTAGAGGCTTTAGCACCAACAATAACTGTCACAGGTGAAGCGTGATAGTTGATGATGTCTGCTACGTCAGTTGATATTTCGTTATATGCTCGATTGATGGTGATGATGTCGTGTGCGTCTGCGAGACCCCACGGTGAACCCGAAACGGGAACGTTAGGTATATGTACCACTGGAATCATGCCCAGTGGATTTGGACGAGAATCAATCAACTCATCGTTGATGTATTCCTCGATCATGTCGTCAGTAAGAATTTCAGTATAGGTAAAGACCTGTCGTGTACCTTCAAGGGATGTTCCCCAAAAGCGATACTTCTGCTTGAAGCGAAGAAGACGAGTACGGTCGTGTGGGTGGAACTCAGGGAAACAGAATGATGAGTTCATAGGAAGAATACGGACACGTCCTGGATGTGCAAGACCTGCAGTATCTACCCATGCTTCTTCATATGCAACCTTGACGAATACGTCACCAGTGATGCCGCCTTGCTGTCCCATTTCAAGAAGGACACGCATCTTGTCATTGTCTACTTCCCAGATACGCTCTAGACGATCAGGAACGATTGCCTCTGTTGCTTTTGGTGAACGGAAGTGAACTCCACGACCAAACACAAAGCGTGACAAGTAGTCATTGAATGCACGGTAATAGTTAACGGCGATCTGCATCTCGCCAGATTCACGGCGATAGCCCCAGTGATGTCCGAGATACATCGCCCAGTTGAGTGAGTAACGGTTTAGTCGAGGACCGTGTACTTCAAACTCTTCATCTGCCAACTCGACAAGGCCGAGTGGAGAAATTGAGATAGTTAAGTCGCTTGATGCTGCCCTATACGATGGAGGACTAAAGTCAAGAAATGACATTAACGCTTACCTTTTTCATCTTTGCCGCCCTTTTTCTTTTCTGATAGTTCTTCCTGCTTCTTACGAGCAAGTTTCTTTTTCAGAATTCCCATTTGTCGATCTTTTTCTGTGGTCTCAATAAACTGACCACCGTGCTGGATGTATTGCTTATGTACCCATGCACTGGCACCTGGATTTGGATATGAATGATACTTAGCACGTGCCTGAGCGACGAACATCGCATACAGTTTTGGATTGCTAGGCTTCTTCAATTTTCCTCCAGAGATAACCCGATAGCCCCCACACTAGTGCGAGGGCGTATCGGTGTCTGTATTAACTAATTAGTCGTTGACGACTGTTGCAGACATACGCTGTGTACGTCCACCTGAACGAACAGCAGTCTCAATCTTTGCTGCTGAGTAATCGTTCATTGTTCCATGTGCGAACTCACCAAGGAAGGTTGGTGCTTCGACCCATGATGCTGAACCAACGTGAGCACGCTCTGCCATTGTCTCTGCGGCAGGCTTGTCCCATACTGGGGCATTACGGTTTGGACGTCCTGGAGCAGTTGCAGAACCCTGCATCATGCCCTTCTGGAAATCGTTTGGAACATCGGTATCTGTTGCGATACCCTCTTCAAAGCGAAGTGGTCCACGGCGTGTGACGTTATCTGCGCCCTTGCGCTCGTAAACCTGTGGTCCACGTTCTGGGAACTTAGGTGCTGGTGAGATTGTCATTCTTACTCCTTAAGGATGTATACGGAAAGGCCTTTTCCTAAAAGATAGTTTCCCGCTTTTTTACCCTTCTGTGTTGTCCAACTAGAAAAAAGGATTTGAAGAGGCTACGACTTCTGGCATCACCAAATCTTGGGTCAGAGCACAGGCGATCGAAAGAGAGTCAACAAAGTCATCATGGGCGTAGGACTCATCAGGAGCCGCCACCATAAAGTTAGGGCCTTTGTACTGAACCTCAGCATCCACCATCTGCTGGTAGAAGCGCTTCCACGTGCGTAGGCGACGAGTCTTAGCATGAGCAGGCCATGAAACCATACGGCGCTGGATCAATGCCTGTAGGTGCTTAAAACGCTTGGATTGCTCTGTAGGACTAGAGGTAACAGTCATGACTTCAGTTCTAGGAAGAAGAAGTTTGAGGCGTTGAGCCACGGCATCACCGACACCATTGCCGTCCACGCCTACAGCCAACACGTCGTAGTTAGAGAGGAAGTTGACGATCTGGAAGTACTGCTCTTCCCAGTCATCGCCTTGTAACTCTAGCCAGTTCAAGATGCGGTGGTCGTAATAGCCGAATTCATCAGGGCGATCCCAGTCAACCCACACCACGGTGATGACCGTGCTGTCAGTCTTACGGGCGGGGTCAATTCCCACCACCACTGGAGTCTTATGCCACGACTTGACCATCTCTTGAGAGGTATCGCCTAGTTCATCCATGACAGAGGCGGTAACGAACATGCCTCGCTCAAGGAGCCACTTGCAGTTATAGGACATCTGGAATTCGTCAGAGTCTTCTCCAATACGGAGCATCTCTTTCTTAATGTGAGTAGCGTAGTTAGGGTTGATCTTGGCTACTTCTTTCCAGTCCCATTGGAAATGGTTTTGACGGTTCTTTCCCTGTGTCTGTCGACGACGGTTTAACTGGATTGCTTTGTAAAAGTTATTCTTACTTGTAGTTGGAGTACCTGTCTTAACCATAGTTCCTGCATAGTAAGCAAGCATAGGGCTAATAGATTTGGATACAACAAAGTCGTCTGCCTCCTGACACTCATCGATAACGATCAAATGGAATGACTTAGATTCAATCTTTGCTCGTGGGTTTGCGGTCATCATCGTCATGGTAGAGCCAGACTTCTTTAGTTTAATCTGACGGGTTACCCCACCCACACGCACGGCAGAGTCATCGATCTCTACATCGCCCAAAATCTCTAAAGCACGTTCAGAGGTAAGGCGAGTAACAGCACGACCAAAGAGAGTTTCTGCCTGTCCTTCAGTAGGAGCAAAAAGTCCTACCCATAGACCATCCTTGAACTTACCTAAGAGGTCGGGGTACAACTTAGCAAGGCGAGGAAGGAGGATCATCAAGGTGGCTACTGTGTCAGCAACTGTCTCTGACTTTCCTGACTGACGAGAGGCGAGGGCTGTGATCTCTTCGCCGTCATTGATAATGACCGACTCCATGATACGACGAGCCAGAGGCTTCTGATATGGGTGAAGGTCGTGCCCTACAAGTTCCTTAAGGAACATCATGATCTTGTCAATAAGGGAGTTGACGAACTGCTGCGAGAGTTCGTCTAACTGTTCATCACCAGTGTCTTCTTCTTGCGCTTGTTCTTCTTGGAGGTAGAACTCTGGCGTGATCTCTTCAAACTTTTCTTCTGTATCACTCATAGTTTAGAGTTCGATCGTCTCTTTAATTCTTTGGCGATAGCGTAGAAGGCTTCTGCTCCAATATTTACCTCTTCGAGGTCGACGTCATTCTGTGACCTCTGCCATGAGGTTATGTGTTTTCCAATAGTGAACATATAGTGCTCCATCCATTGAATTAAGTCTGGAGTTGAAGTCTTTGCTACTCTCTTTTCGATCTTGGTCTGGGGCTGGTACCCATCCCGCTTCTTCCGTAAAATCATCGTATGTTACTTCCCGACTTTCTAGTGCTCCGCTGAGTGCTTCGTATTCTTCTTTAAAGCCTGTCCATTTTCCTAAGACTAGTGCCTTATAGCGAGGTAAGCGTACTATAAGGGGAGCAGAAGTTCTGAATGGCTCCTCGATCTCCTGAGTCCACCCACGAGTGACTACCTTCTTACCCCAGTCATACGGGAACTTTGTTACTTGTACGAAATGCTGTGATCCGATGTTGTGTATTTTAGGCATGTCACGGTTTCTTTGGTTTTTTGGTTTTCTTTCCGACTTTGTCTGGGCGGCCACCGTAGTGTATCTGAGAACCACGGGCAATCTTGTAGAAAGCACGGCGAGCCTCTGCTGAGATAGAACCGATGTCTGCAGGTCCACGAGGCTTGGTGTCTAAGTAACTGAGGATGTAGCGGCCCTTGGATACACGGGCTTTAAATGCCTGCCACTCAGTAGGGCTTACTTGGTAATAGTTGTAATAAGTTCCGTCACGGAATACGACCGTGATCTTTCCTTCTTTACTGTCATAGCCTGCCGCCACAGTACGTGGGCGCTGAGGATTGATGGTAGAAGTTGGAACTACAGAGATTGGGGCAGGAGATTCATCTTCTCCGTCTTGGGCGCCATCCATATTAAAATCTTGAGCCAAGTTTGCATAGTCATAACCGCTCTCAGTGCGGTCATAGTATTCAAGAGTATCTTTGTCTTTGATTAACTTGGTCAGTGGGATGATGTCTTCAAACTCACCCATACCAGCAGAAACTGGTAGACCTTTAAACGAAGGACTGATGATCTTAGAAATACCAGAGTTTATTCGTGGACCAAACTGACTTCCTACGGCTAAGTTGAGAATTTCGGCAGCAGAGGGTGCAACTACTCGTTGACCTTTCGCAGCACCGCCCTGCGGCCGAATTGACGCCATGGTTATTAGGAAGCAGCAGCCCAAGGAGTGACAGTGACTGTTGCTCCGATTGCTACTGATGCACCTGCTGCAGTTCCCTGAGCCTTGAAGGTTCCTGGGACACCAACAACTGTTCCTGAAAGACCTGAGAGGTTTAGGACAGTGGTGGTTGGGGTTGCTACAGTGATGGAGTTAGTTGCCTTATCGACAACGGTGTATGTTCCGTTGACTGTTGCATCAACAGAAGCGATTGTAACCTTAGTTCCAATTGCATACGCTGCACCTGCACCTGAGGCAGTAAGAACTGCTAGGCCACCTGCTGCACGCACGGCTGCTGTGACTGTCTTAGCAGCGTTTGTTGCTGCAGACTGTGCTGAGGCAATCAAGGTTGAGTCAAGAAGTGTGTCTGTTGCATCTGCAGTCAACTGACCAAGAACGTTTGGTACTGAAACGTAGTCAACGCCACCAGACTGTGTGCCTGTGGTGTTAGGGACATATCCAGGGTAACCGTTCCAGCCATCTTCTGCGATGTTGTGATTATCTAATGTGTAAATTAGGTTTGTTCCACCGTTATCACGGCGAACGTCGTTTGGTTGTAGAGGCATGTTGCCCCATACAAAGTCTACGACGACATTTCCCTTGGAATCAACAAGGTGTCCGTCTTGATTTGTAGCCATTATGTTTCCTATCTATAGATTGGTTAAATCCCTTACGTCTAAGGGAATACTATTTATTTTTCCAAGAGTAAGTGTCTTCTACAGCCAACTTAACACGTGGTTGTGGGACCGTCTTGCAGTCATCACATCTCTTGCAAGCATCTGTTAGACCTGCTTCATCGCATGTAACGATTGATTTATCTTTGCAGTCGCATTTAACTTCATAAGTTTTAGGCATTATTAGTTCCACCAGTTCCATGAGTTCTTTAGAGGGTCTGTTGTTTGAATTACGTTAAAGGTTAACCAGAATGGTGCACGAAGGTTTGGGTTTGTTGGGTCTGAGGTTGTAAGATTCGTATCGTCATCATAAGAACCGATTGGAGTTTGATAACCTGGCCACTCATTAACCTCAGTAACAAGACCTTCTGCTTCTTTTGCAAGCCAAGGACGTCCATCCCAGTGAGTTCCAATTTGCGTATTAGGAGCAAGGTAACGCCAGATGACGACTCCACTATTCTTTAACCAGCCACTATCTGTACCTGTACCTTGGTCGTAAGGATTAGTTGCATTAGTTAAGAAATCTCCCAAGAAATTCTTTGCTACTCCAAGATTTCGGTATGTAGCAAGTGCTTGCTCTACTGTCTTACCAAAAATGTTTGGCATGACCATTGCAGGAGTTACTTCCCACCAATTAACGGTCAATTCATAGCCATCTGTTGCTGGGTCGCCGTAAAAGTTGTCCCACTTGCGAAGTGCTACTGGGTGGTTGCCTGCGCCATCAAGGAAGAGAGAAGGTTTCTTTCCAATAGCGTCATAGTAAGAAGGGTCGCCCCATTCTTCTACAGTTGCGTGACCTTCATTGTAGTACTCGGCTTCACCATCGCCTGGACGAGTGTAACTGCCACGACGGAAGGTCGCCATTGCATCCCAAGCATAATCTGGCTGCATAGGGACATTTCCCCATACAAAATCAATCTGTGGGTTACCACGATCATCTAATGGCATTTACAGTTCCTCACACTCATGGTCGTCTAGGTCAATCTCAAGAAGTACTTCTTCACAAGAACGGCATCTAAAAAACCGTACATTGTCTAATCCAACGTGTAAGGAGTCCGAATGCTGTTCCTCTACTTCCATCCGAGGTTGGGCTAGAACTTCGGGAGGAAACGGTCCTCTAGGGCTATGCACTACAGAGGGTACAGCATGACCCTGCACTGCGAACTTGCGAATGACGGGCATTTTATTCGCCAGACTTTTTAGCAGTCTTCTTTACAGTCTTGGGGGCTGGAGACTCAGCCTCTGTCACCTCAGGATCGACTACGGGCTCTTCTACAACAGGAGTCAGAGTTATTGAGAGCGATCCCGCCTTCTTGCGAGCGTACAAGAACTTAGGAAGATCGCTATCGCAATAAAACAAAGAACTAGTAGCAGTTAACTTGTACTCATAGGCGGCGTCTAATCCGCAAACAGAACATTTCATTAGTACTCCGATCCGCCAGTCATAGGGCCTGGGTTAGAAGGTTGAGAAAATAGGGAGGTGAGTTTGTTTCTTTGCCGTGTTGAGAGGCTTGGATGATCCTGAAGGTTTTGAGCACGATTCCAAAACTCAGGTGGATGCATTCCAAAGTTACGAAGGATCTGACCGTGGGTCTTCTCAATTGGCTTGTCAGCCATGCGGGTAGCAAATCGCAAGATCTTCTTGTCAATCGCAGACATAGGGGCGTGCCGTGCGTCTACTCCTGCATTGAAGTGGTCATAAGACTCATGACTCTTATCGATTGCTCCTGCCATATTACTTTCGCTTAGGCTTGGTGCCTGGAGGAGTTGGATTGTTCTTGCTGCGCTTTACAGGGACAGTAGGGACAGTCTCTCCAGTAATAGGGTGGATTGATGTAGGTGTTGGCTTTGGGGTAGATGGTGTCACGGGTGGTTCCTCTTCTGTAGTCGGATTGTTGATCGAATCGTAGTGGGCTTGGTGTGCTGCTAGTGCTTCTTTATAGACCTGATTTGCTAGAGAAATTCTCTGCTTATGCTCTAAGAAACTTAGACCGCTGTTAATAGCGCCAATCGCAACAACACCTGGATTTGGTCCTCCAGAAAATTGCTGTCCTAAGTTGCTCATGGGTCTATCTTCCCCTACTTGGAGGTGTCTTGTGTGTCTTTAACCAAACAATTTTCAATAGAGATCAATCGCTCGCCCATCTCGACAAATGCCTCCATCAAGATGCCCTGGTTCTTGTAGAGTTGATCTACCTTGTCTTTGGTGGTGCTTCCGCCATTGTTGCTGAGTTCGCCGTCTAACTTGTTCAAGCGCTCCATGACTCCTGGGACACGGTCACGACCTGGCTCTTCTTCTTCGCCTTCCCAATCACGCATGAACTTTTCCATCCATGTCGCCCACCGCTTTACTTTCTTGCGGATGGGGTTGAGAACAACTCCAAGACTAATAAGAGCGCCAGTGACAATGCCTAGCGTCGTAAAAAGGTTTGTCACTGGCTAACTCCTAGTTAATTACTTAGCGGAACCGATGCCGAATGCAGCATCGTTCTTATTGAGTGCACGAAGTGCTGGACCAGCCACTGCGCCTACTGCTGCCATGCCAAGTGACTTAGGGTCTGTGTGACCAGCCATGTACATAGCGATTGCTGCTGACGCTGCGGTACGAGCATATGATGCTGCGGCAGCCTTTAACTTTGCGTTCATGTTTCTCCTTAGATTTGCCCTGACCTAATTATTGTATAGATACGGCTACTTGCCCCACTTAATCATCTTTGTTTTGCAGCCATCAATCCAAGACCAGCCAGGTTTTCCTGGTACTGGGATTAGTGCCTCTGTACAAAAAACCATCGGCTTACCGACTGGGTGCGGAAGAGAAGGTACTGCAATGGGGTGAGGAATGGCTATCACAGCCGCTAATACAAGTAGCACGTTATTCCTTGGGGTTGCGAAGGCGCAGGGTGAGCATCCAGATGACGAATGAGGCAAGGGTCACTTTGCCGATCACTGTCTTGGCGCTTCCTGTGAGGACTAGCCATGCTGAGAAGAGGCCTACGAAGGTCCAGATCTCGCTGAAGAAGTCCTTGGATATATCTTTAAAGAATTGGCGCATTAGTTAAATCTCCTTCTAACTGCGGCGATGACGGTTGTCAACACTAGGATTTTCTTTGCTTTCTTTCTTGTAACTGGGGACATGTCGTTTCCGATGTTCGCCATAGCGACGAATGCGTGGTTGAGTGCTTGTACTCCAGGGACGGAGGCCATGGCTCCCGTTACTGGGGTCTCAACGACGGGGACAGCAATATCAGGTGCATTGAATGTTGTGCCGCCTGGTTGACCAATAAAGGTATCTTGAGTGGTGATGGCTTCTGCTGGGATAGGTAGGCCTGATCCTGGAGGTGGTGCTGGAGGTGTTAATTGACCATTTTCTCCAACGACCTGTGGGGCGCTCTTTGTTCCGAAGAACGCAATTCCGCCATTCTCTACTCCAGTCTTATCGACCTGCACGTGTGCGACTAGAACTTCTGCGGGTGCGAGTTTTGGTGTAGTGTCAGACAACTGACTTGGGTTGTTTGATACAAGCCCAGGAACTACTACAGGAGGTTGCGGTGCAGGAACAGGTTCAGGAGTTGGCGCTGGAATTGGCGCAGGTACAGGAGCAGGCACGGGTGCAGGGACTGGCTCTGGCGCAGGTGCAGGAGCAGGTGCAGGTATTGGGTCAGGAGTTGGTGAAGGCTGTGGGGCTGGCTCAGGCGCTGGTGCGGGAGCAGGAAGCGGCGCTGGCTCTGGTGCGGGTGCGGGTGCAGGCTCTGGCACTGGGTCTACAACAGGTGCAGGTTCAGGAACAGGGTCTGGAGCAGGTTGAGGCGCAGGTTGAGGTTTTGGAACCACGATGGGAACAGATGGAACTACCTTTTTTTCAGTCGCCTTCTGAATAACTTTTGTTGATTGATCAAGAACAACCGTAGCAGTTTCTGATGCTTGAACTGCCACAGTTGCGGCTTCACTTGCTGCTGTTAGTGCCGATGTAGCAGTTGTCTGGGCAACAGCAAGGACCGCCTGTTGAGTGGTGAGGGTTTGTTGAGCAGTGGTGAGATTTTCCTTAGCAGTGGCAAGGTCTTGTTGAACAGTAGTAAGGTTTTGTTGTGCTTGATCAAATGCGGCTTGAGCAGCAGTGATTGCTTGTGCTCCAGCATTTGCAGCACTGATAACGTTTGTGTAGGCATCCCATGCAGCATTACGTTCTGCTAGTTTTGCGTCGTATGCGGCTTGAGCATCCACAACGGCTTGAGCAGTGACTGGAATGGCTGCTTGTGCTTCAGCAGCCGCAGCAACAAGTGCTGGGTCTTTAGTGACTGTTGTAACTCCAAAGGAACTAGCACCAGGGGTAGTAAAGTATCCTGTTCCATCTGATTTAACTATTCCCCAACCAAGTGTGCAAGCGGCACCACCAGCATTTTCGTAATACCAAACAACAAAGTTTTGCTTCTTGTTGACCGTGGTGTCGTATGTAGGGGAGTACCGACTCCAATTTGGGCCTTGATCTTTCCAATTGCTTATCGCAAGTTGACCATCAACATACATCATTGATCCATCATCAGAGATGACAGCATACTTAACAGCAACGGCATCATCTGGAATAGTGATGGTTCCTGTGTACTTAACAATCACATGATCTGATGGTCCTCCCATAACAGGACCGCCACCCCAGTTAAAAGCAATCTGAGGAACCGTAGTGGTAAAGAGAGGAGTGGAGTTCTCAGTAGGAAGTGCTGGGCTTCGACCTGCTCCCGTGTACACGGTGGCTGTAACGCCATCGGTTACTGTTGTAATAGTGGAAGAGTCTGCAATTGCTTGAGCAATCGGTGCACGGACAACTGCGGCATCTGCAGCGGCTTGAGCAGCGGTCACTCGGTCATGTGCAGGTCCTAGTAAGGCATTCTGGTTGTAGAAGTTCACGCACGCAGAACCTTCGGTACACGCAGCAGCGGCATCTAAAACGGGTTGTGCGGCTTGTGCTGTACTTAGCGTTAGTTGTGTTGTGGCTACTGTGACCGTTGCCGTGTCTACAACGGCTTGGGCTGAAGCAACTAGCATTGTCTGGTTGGTTACGGCAGCGGTAGCGGAATCTACGCCTGCCTGTGCTACAGGAACTAACGCTGCAGTTGCGGTTGCTGTCTCCAAAGCCTGATGAGCCAAATCAATCTTAGTGTTAGCATTTTGAATGGCAACAGTTGCACTATCTACGGCGACCTGTGCAACGGGAAGGGTTGCGATCTGTTTTTGTACATCTGGGATTGCTTGAAGAGCAGTAGTAGACTTGGTAATGGCAGTTTGCAGGGTTGCAGTTGCACTATCGATTACGGAGGCTACAGAAGACAATGTTACGGCTGTGGATGTTTCTGGGTTGGAGACCGATACCACTGTGGAAGTATCAAGAACCGTGGATGCAGGATTCTGCGGAAGCACAGCAACAGTCGATGTATCGACTGAAGAAGTCTGAGTAGTTTGATCTGCTTGTGCATTTTGTGACAGCACAACAGAGAGGCAGAACAAAGTTGCTCCACCGAGACTTGCATGTGTGATCCGTTTACGAACTTCAGATTGTGCTGCGAATGTACGCAGTGATTTCAAGTAATCCCCTCGGAAAACTTAAGGCCCTTCAGGTGCTAATTAAAGCAGATTAAACAGGTTTGCGATTTCTAAGCACAGGTTGACTGCCAGATCCACTCTTAGAGTTTACTGACTCTCCCTGTACGCCACGACCAGATCCACGCCATGTAACGATTGATGGCTCTGCATCTGACAGGTAACCGTGCTGCACATACTCAAAGTGCTGCTTGATTCCTCGTCGGTTGTTTACAAGGAGAGGCTTGCGGTTAAGTTGCTTACTCATCCTTCGTCCTTCATGTAACGAACAGGATCATAACCCTTGAACTGACGCTTTGAGAGGCTCTCGTTGTACCCACCTGGTGGAACCTGCATCAATGCCTCGATGCTCTCCGTAGAGGGGACACGAGAAGCAATTTTGTGTGCGGCCCAAGTCTGATCAATTGCATCAGCATCTTGACCTGATCGTGCCATGGATGAAATGGCATCTCTAAT